TATATCTTCAAAGTGATCATCCATTGTCACTGTATCTGAGTGTGATGTTACATTTGCAGTAGTCCCAGAAATATGATATCCCAGTGATTCTTGATTCTCTAACCTCTAATATTGATTATGAAGGGGATATGACAACAACTAGATTAATCACCTGGGATCTTACATTCACTGTTAAAGGTTACATCTGGCCTCCTGTTAATGGTGTTGGAGTTATCAAAAACATCAATACCAATATCTTCACTACCCCAACGATGAATGCTAATACCAAGATAGTCAATATAAATATCCAACCAGATCCTACAGATGCTGAACCTGATGATGAATATGGATTTGCAGAGGTAATCACTGAAAGCTAATGGGAAATCTAGATGAAAATTTATCAGAAATATTAGATATCGATGTATACCAAGAAGAATCATTGGTACCAGAAATACTAGATCCAGAGGTTGGTAATGATGTCTCTGAGGATGTCGAATTTGCCCGTTCTAACATCAAATCTCTAATCATGAAGGGTAATATAGCTTTAAATGATTTATCCAAGGTAGCCAAGGAATCAGAGCTTCCAAGGGCATATGAAGTCCTTGCCACTATGATGAAGAATATGGCTGAGATGAATAAGGACCTTCTAGAACTTCAGAAGAGGAAAAAAGATTTATCTCCATCTGAATTTAAATCAAAACAAAATATAAACGTCGAGAAGGCTGTCGTATTTACCGGGTCTACTGCGGAACTAATAAAACTAATAAAACAAAATAAGGATGAATGATGGAAACCCTAACAGAATTAATGAAGAAAGTCCTTGCCGATACCTTCTGTTTATATCTGAAAGTCCATAAGTACCACTGGAATGTTGAGGGACCCTATTTTCCACAACTTCATAAATTCTTTGGGGATCTCTATGAAGAATTACATGATGCCGTTGATCCTATTGCAGAACAAATCAGAGTCCTCGGTATATACTCTCCTGGTTCTCTTAAAAGATTCTCAGAGATCACAGAGATTCAAGATGAACTGATTATTCCAGAGGCACTTCAGATGGTAAGGAATATTCAGAAAGATAATGATACTATTCTGAAAACATTAAATCTAACACTAAAGTTTGCTACTAAAAATGATAAACAGGGACTCTCTGATTTTTTAACCTCTAGAATCGATACCCATGAGAAATATGGTTGGATGCTTAGGAGTATAACAAAATAAAGGAATATTATGGCAAATGATAATGATGGGTATAGTGGAAATTCTAATCTCAAAAGATGTGGTGAAGAATGGGAGTATCTGTTCTAATATCTGAGTACCATCCTCTGTGTTCCTAACGTAAACAGAAAGGTCAAATGAGAAGTTAAAAGGGACAGGGACATATTGAGAATTTATTCCAGTACCAGCAGTATTGGTTGTGAAGTTTCGAAGTGTGGATATCTGTTTTCTAGAAGCATCATATGTCATTCCAGTAAGGAGAAAAGATATTCTAGGAACCACAGTACCTATAGATTTTGTTAGAGTAGGATCAGATGTAACTCTATTGATATACTTCTCCTTTCCACCATAAGAAATAGGTACTTTAAATCTTTCCTTTGGGGTATCATCTTTACTGAATCTGATAATCTCTAGGTCATTAAAGAGGGTACCAAAGGATACTACTGTCTTTCTAATTGATCGATGGTAGAAGTGATCATTTGTTAACATTAAGCTTCACCAAAAGGGTTATTATCGGTAAAGTCTATAACTAAATCAGATTCTACCTCTATTCTATTATTATCAACTATATCTTCAAAGTGATCATCCATTGTCACTGTATCTGAGTGTGATGTTACATTTGCAGTAGTCCCAGAGGTATTAGCAATTAAACTAGATCCAGAGAAGTCTCCATGAGTTCTGTAAACATCAATACCAGAACCAGGAATACTCTCATAAACTAGGGCCTCTGATGTTCTGGTATTATAAGTGTTCCCCTGATATACAACTTCATCTTTCAAGAAGGTACCATTGATATCGCTTAAGTATATTCTGGTTCTTGGGTAGTGGTCTCTAATCTGTTCATCTACTTCCTGAACCCCTGTCTCTATTATTTCATTAGAGAATACAAACTGTTTCAATTTCAGAGAATATACATAAACATTACCACCCCTACCACGACCAAGAGTGTAAAACATAGCTTGATTATTCTCATGCTCTACAAAGGAAATCTCAAAGAAATTCTGGACTAGGGGAATATATATAAGATCCCCCTCTAATGGTCTAAATTGACTTGTTACCTCTGAGAATCTTCTTCGGGATACTAGAAGTTGCAGTTCATCTCTAATCTCTAATCCAAACTTAGACATGAAATCTCCCTCCCCCTCCATTCCAGTTACATTCTCAAGGTACATCTCTACTTGATAGGCTGATGTATATTGCTTTAACTGATCCTCACCATAAAGATAGTCAACAGAATCTTGAGATCCCCTAGAAAGATAATATACATCCATACCAAACATCTGGAGAGCCTCTATAACAAGCGACTCCATAAGAAGCTGTTCCCCTGTTACATTCTTTGGGAAATTATTGAAGAACCTATTTGTGGCCATTAGAATCTCTGGTTGTGGTTGTTAAGTGTTTGATATCTCTCAATTTTATCCTATGAACATCTCACTGGGCAGAACATTATAGATATGCATTTCCTCTTCAAGTTTATCTATTTCTAATTGTGCCTCCTGAGATATCCTATTACCATCTAGAGTAACACCACCTGGAAGTTGAATACCACTATACTTACTTAAATTCTGACCCCACTGAAGTTTAATCTTGGCTGTGGCATATTGTTTAAGGAACCGATCATTCCAGACATCAGAGACTCCTAATTTAGTCATAGAGGCTCCTACTAGTGGTGATACTGGTGGTTTATAGAAAGTCATATAACCATCACCAGCAATTCTATTAACCTGAACATCCTCTCCAGTAGATAAATGAATAACATCACCCTCTATAAGTTCTTGAGTGAATTTAGTATTAACACCCTCAACCATAGTATTGTATGTGGTGTTACTGGTTATGGTACCTGAGAGTGTTATGGTATCTGGTGTCATAGCTCTATAACACTCCATGATAGCATACTTACCTACTTGTGCATCTGTATTCCAATCGATATCAAGGTAGAGTTTATTCAGGTGTCTATTGAATCTATATTGAGGAGTACCAGAGAAGAGCATACTGAGGGTTCTGAGGTGCTGCATTGTAATAGTATATGAGACATAAGATATACTAGTGAAATCATAGAGATCATTGAGTCTCAGTTGGTATCTAAGATCGAACATTCCGACAGAGGAACCAGAGTCATCCCAGGGAAACACTTGAGTCACAGATATAATAGAATCAGGACAATAGATCCATCTCCTATCTATATCCTCTTGAGTGAACTGATGTTTCATGTAGACCTTCTCATTACCATCATAGTGATAGTCCTGATAAAACTGAAGGGCATCATCAATTCTATCTTGTACCTGTTCATCATCAACATTAATATCAATAACAGGATACCCTAGTCTTCTTAGGCAGTAGTCAGTGAATTGATTTCTTGTACTTATTTTAGCCATTAGTCCACCATTTTTACAGTAACATCTTGTTCATATATATTACTCAATGAAGTTGATGCCAGGAAACTTACTTTATATATTCTCCCATCCAGACCACCAGAGATCCTAGCAAGAAGAGTTTTCCCATCTAGACTTGTAGTTAGTGTTTCAGGGTAGGATATTAAATCATTTGCTGTAGGATACTCTGTGTCTACGATAATATAAGAGGAGTTACCAGAATCGATAATCTCCTCTCTATCTAGGACATTAGAATAATCAACACCTATAACAAAAGACTCTGCTGGTTGTTTTGTTATAGTATCAAAAATCATTATGCATACTCTACTGTAAATGTTCCTTGATCACTACTAGTATTTGTAGCTCCGGCAGTAACGATTCTTTTAAACCAAACTCTACAACTAGAACCAGCAGCGATATTAGAGATATCCAATTTACTACCACTAGTGTAATGTGAAAATGATACAGCAGCGGGAGCAGTTGATTCATTGATTACAGAAAGTGAAGAATCCATTGGGGAAGCTTCCATACCATTATCAAGAGTTGTAAAGGTACTAGAGGTTTCTGTGGATTGCCAGAAGGTTACAGAAGTAGCTGCTGCATCTCCAGAGTTGTATAGGTCAAGTGCTCTATATTCAATATCCCCTGCTGATGCCTCTGCTGCTGATACGTCGTCAAATAAATTGTTTAATGCTGTACCGCTTAATACAGTACTAGATCTAACTCCACCAAGGGAAGCGTTAGGGTCTGAGTTTCCTGCGCCCCCTGTTAATCTCCAAACTAAAGTAGCTGCCATTTTATTCTCCTATTTAAATTTTTATTATTAAGTTTCTAGGTTCTACTTGGATAATCTTTGTTATTATCTTACTATTCTTTATTATTAAGTTTCTCGGTGTCACTTCAAATCTTAAAGAATTCTTGAAAAATTTAGGAAGATATCTTTCCCTTCCTAATACTTCTATAGTAAACTTAGCTATAGGAACAATATTCGAAAATATCTTCCATTCAGTATCAGAACCTAGTAAGTTATATATTCCCCAGGATGTATTAATATCATCACTAAAGAATATTTGGTAGGATGTATCGTTAATTGAATCATTAAAAACCTTCCAATCAACAGAACTATCAGATTCCCATTTTATTTTCCAAGAACCATTATTAAGTTGTTGACTAAAAATTTTCCAATCAACATTACTATTTATATTATTACTTAACTTCCATTGAGAATTATTATCTCTTCTATTTAATACCTTCCAAGAACTATTATCTTGATATTGGTTATAAAGTTTCCAAGATGATAAAGATAATATCCCATTCCTAAGAACCCATGATGTATTTGTTGGAGTGTTTTTAAAGACCTTCCAACTAGATGTTCCTGGAGTATAATTAAATAATCTCCAGGAACTGTTATCTTGTGATTGTTTAAAGATCTTCCAACCAGAACTATCTAGATGTTGGTTGTAAATTCTCCAGGATGTGTCATTTGTTATTAGTAGAAACCCAAATATCTTCCACATAGAATCTTTAAATAAGGAACTAAAGATCTTCCAATCAGAATTATTTTGGTAGTTATTAAATATCCTCCATAATGAATTTACCTGAGAATCTTTAAAAATCTTCCAAGTAGAATCTGAAACTCCCTGATTAAATATTTTCCAGGAATTATCAGAAACTTTTTGGTTATGTAATCTCCAAGTAGAATCCTTATGGTATTGGTTGTATATTTTCCAGAGTGAGTTATTATTTAGCCCATTCTTATTTTTCCAACCAGAGCTATCTAGATTCTGATTAAATATTTTCCAAGATACAGAATTAGATAAACTCCCGGATGTGTAGATTCTCCAACTAACATCTGTATTGTAAAAATTAAAAATATTCCAACTAATATCATTATCAATTGAATTCCTGATACCCCATTCAACATCTCTACTACCCTGAATTAGAGATTTCCAGGAACTATTACTTGGAGATTGAATAAATGATTTCCAAGAACTATTTGATAAATTCTGGTTATGAAGTCTCCATGAAGTATTATCTAAATTCTGATTAAATACTTTCCAACCAGAACTATCTAGATGTTGGTTATATAGTCTCCAGGATGTATTATCGAGTTTCTGGTTATATAATCTCCATGAAGTATTATTTAAATTTTGATTATAAAGTCTCCAGGATGTATTATCTAGATGCTGTTTATAGAGTCTCCAAGAACTGTTACTTAGAGATTGTAACAGAGACTTCCAGGAACTATTGGATATGTTTTGGTTATATATTCTCCAGGAAGTATCTTGATTTGTTATATTATAGTTAAAGATCTTCCAACCAGTATTATCTAAATGTTGGTTATATAGTTTCCAAGAACTGTTACTCAGAGACTCCTTAAGAATCTTCCAAGAACTGTTTGATCCACCCTGAACAAATACCTTCCAACCAGAACTATCTAAATGCTGGTTATAGAGTCTCCAAGAACTGTTATCTGAAGACTGTTTTAAGATCTTCCAGGAACTATTATCTGAAGATTGTTTTAATATTTTCCAAGATGAAGAATTTAATTGCTCCCTTAATACCTTCCAAGATGATGATGATAGAGGTTGATTATAAAGTTTCCAGGATGTTGATAACTCTAAACTTAATAAATTAGATCCAGTATTAAGTTTAGGTGTGTTTGTGTATGATCCTAAAACTTCATCATCAGCAACAATACGAAACTCATATTCACCATCCTCATCTAACTCATTAACTATTAGAGACCATTCAACCTCAGTATATTTTCCAGAACTAATCGAAAGTATACTAAGAGGATTATTGGTATCACTAATCTTCCCTACCTGAAAGTCTGATGTACTTTTACCGGTAGGAGGAGTTAGACGGGCTGTAGTATCCTCTTCATCTGTTATATAACTTGAATCATATAACTTAATATATGCATCAAGTTTCCAGGATGTATTGGAAACATTATCATTAGATACCTTCCAGGATACATCTAATGATAATGTCTGTATTGGTGAACTGAAAAACTCCCCATCAATAATTTCAGAGCAAAGAGATGCACTAGCTCCTGAAAGCCTACCCCAGAAACTAGTGGGGAGGTCATATTGTGGGTGTTTTAGTGGAGCCATTTCTTATCCGTGAATTATCTTTCCGGTTGCTCTAATGTTTCCTGTAGTGGTTGTCCCTGCTACCTGAATAAGCTGTAGGCATGATGTATTACTTATTTCAGGAAGTCCAAGTCCAGCCCAATCTGCTGTAAATCTAGCGTTAGCAATAGGTTTATAAAGTGCTGCCCTATATCGAGTAGCTGTAACACCAAATGACCCAGCAGTTCCGGTAGTAGCTGAGAGAGTAACTGTATTTACATCTCTTATAAATTTTCCAGAAGCAGCAGCAGGTATTAATCCATTAAGGGGCTGCATAAATGAAGCTCTTCTTGTAGCTGCTAACGAAACCGCTGTTAAATCTCCAGACGTACCATCATCATATGTAACATTGGCTGTAGCTGTAACAACCGATGAACCAGTATCTGTATACCATTCGAGCCACCAAGTAATGTCTGAATAATTAGAGTCCCCCTTTCTAGCATCAAGATTACTAGTTGCAATATTAGCGTGTACATCTAAATTGGCGGTCTGAGCAGTTGCCACAATACCAGATAAACCGCCCATATGCATTAGTCTATCATGAACTTCAAGGGTTGATGTGGCATTTGAACACAGACCCTCAAGAATCGCTAGATATGACGTTGCTGGTAATGTCTGTTGTGTGAATCCTAAAGCCCCTGTTAATGCATTAGTACATACAGCAGCAGTACTAGGAATAGCGCCTTGCCCTGGTTGGCCGGTAGCTCTCCATAGACTGTGGAATTGGCCAGCGACTGTATTTGACATGGTTGCCTTATCAATAACAATCCTTGAACTGTTATTACACATTGCGTTTATTAGTTGATCTCTTGTTGTTATTGCCATTATTGCTCCTTATGCTTGTATCCAGATAGTCTCTGGTTCGTAGATTTGCCAGGGGTTTTCGGATAGGGATTTGATTTGAGAAGGTGATAATATTACATCATACAGCAGATTGAAATGTAAAGTCCCATCGAAGTTTCTATCAATGCCTGTTGCCCCACACATCTCATAAATGGTTTCAGAATCTATAACTCCATTAAACATCTCTGGATATGTTAAGGTCGCTTGAACTCTTGCTCCGTCAACATATATTTCCGCTGTCGTAGATATCCCTGCCCATGTGCAAGATACTGCGGCCACATGATTCTTGTTATAACTAAAGACATTGGTAGAGGTACTCCAATCTGCTGAACCCCACGATGTATGTAGTGTAAATATGAAAGAATTAGCCTGATATGGGGAAATGTTAAAAGATTTGCTCCTGTAGCCCCAACCTGTTAAAAACCCATAATTGTTACGTCCTGCTGATGCTGCATTAAATCCAATAATGCGTGTAGATTTGTTTAGATTGCATATTGTAGTCTCAGTTGAACTTGCTACATTATAGCCTGCATTTTCTCCGGGAGAATACAATCCATTCGGTGTTAATTTGCCAACTGAAACTGGATTTAATGCTCCATTAATACCTGAAACATTATTTACGATAGCTCTTCCAGCACCCTCGTTAAAAGCCCATGCCCCAACAA